GGCAGGTGCCAACGACGAGGAGGTTCAACTTGAACCGGGCCAGCGCATGGACCGCCCCCCGGCAAAGCGGATAACTTATACTATTGTCAAAGGGTCCACGTCTGCGCTGGGACTGTACGCAACACTGTTTAATTATAGCGATGAAGGAAACGTCGTAGTATTTGATGATTGTGACAACGTCCTTCAAGACGAGCTTTGTTTGAACATCCTGAAGGGTGCCCTTGACAGCAGCAAAAAGCGCCGGATCTCATGGAATGCTTCTTCATCCCGGTTCCTTGAACAGGAGGGCATCCCGCAATCATTCCTGTTCAAGGGATCAGTAATCTTCATCACCAATGTTAAGTTTGATAACATCCGGAGCAAAAAGACCAAAGATCACCTGGCTGCTATTCAGTCACGTTGTCATTACCTGGATTTGGAGATTGATACGCCCCGTGAAAAACTGCTCCGTATCCGCCAAGTTTGGCGTGATAGCAACCTGTTCGCAGACTACCGCTTTGAGAAGGAAACTGAAGAAGATATTATCAACTTCATGTTGGAAAACAAGGACCGTCTCCGTGAGCTGTCATTGCGTATGGCACTTAAAATTGCGGATTTGGTTAAAATTAGCCCGCGGTGGAAACAGCTTGCTAAATCAACTTGTATGAAGTAACAAGCACAATGTATGTATGCTGAATTATACAGGGCCCGGCCCTGTATAATTTTTTTTAATTATGTTTTTCTAAGTTAATAAATGACTATGGCTATGAGATATGCTACAAAAACAGTCGATGACTGGTTGATTATTTTATATACGTTGGCGACTCGCGGATCTGCGGCGTATAGATTTACAAATTATCAAAATAATCAATTTTTAAAATTGGCTAAGTATGATATTTCACCAGTAAGGTCATTGTCTGGTCAGGCAATCAATGGTCACCCATTTACTTCGAAGCAAAAAGAATTTGCAGTAAAACTCATCACAAAGTACCACAAACAGATCAAACAACTCACCAATGGAGAACTGAACGCGCAAACAGTTTCAGTAGACACTCCTACACGTTTGCCATTAAGACAGCTCACACCAACTAATAAGGAAATTGACATTATTGCAATTGATAATGAGCATTACATTACAGTTGGTTTCCCGTACAACAATACTTATATTGAGCGAATGCATGCGCTGGCTAGGAAATTGCCTGGCTTAGACTATGACAAAAAACTTAAAAAATGGAAGGTTAAATTGAATGTGTTTAACTTTGAATCTATTATTAGAGTTAAATTCCTGACACCTTTTGCAAAAACGCCTGCTTTCAATGATGTACTTGATGAATATAATGCATTAAAAAACACTACTCCAATTGTTTACTTGGATTCAGATAAGCTCCGCATTTCGCCAATGCCATCACAGTTAGCCAGTTATATGGATGAAACATTTGGTCTTAGTGTGTCGCAACATAAATATATTGAACTAACCGACGCAACATTAACTCTTGTTGCATTGCTGCAACATAAATGCAGGTATCGTTTGAGTGATGACGTTATCAATTTGATTATGGACCGGTTTTCTAGAAAAACCGCAATGTTGCTAGTATGTGGATTAGCCGCTGTTGATTTTGATATTAACTCTAGTCCTGAACGCACATATGACGACTTCATTTCTAATGAGCCGTTTAATGAATTGCGCCAAATATTAAGCAAACAGTTTAATGTGGAATTTGTAGATATTGTAGCCAACGCCGGTTCTGTATTTGCTAATTGGGCGCTATTTTCTAAAAAGCTATTGGTTAATGCACAGAGTTATAGCCATATTGCGGTCAATAATGAAAAATTGTGTTATATTAGCACTACGGTTCTACCAAATAATGCCGAAAATTATAACACTGCGATACCTATTAATAATATTAGCAGTTGTGCCACTATAGTAGTCTATGACGAAAGGACAACGCGGCCAAATATGAAGAAAAAAATAACAACAATAATAAAAAGATATGATAGCTACCTTAATTATAAAAGACGAAGTAAATCTGAAAATAACAGGGCTTGACTTAGAAACAAGAAAATACTTAAATAAGAAGTTTAAATTCTATCTACCTCACGCAAGGTACACCGCGGGATACAAGCTAGGACGGTGGGATGGTAGTATCACATACTTTCAACTTGGGGGATCTACGTATCTTTCGTTGTTAGATGAGATACTACCAATTTTGTTTGAGCGCGGGTATGATATTGAAATTGACGACCGGCGGACGTACCTCAAGGACTTTTCTTTTGAAAAAATCACCGACACATTCCTTGCTGATCAAGGAATCTGTTGGCCAGCTGGTCATGTGCATGAAAATGAACCAATTGTGTTCAAAGACCACCAAACCAACGCAATAAACACCTTCCTAGAAAATACACAGTCTATTCAAGAATTATCTACTGCGAGTGGCAAGACAATAATAACAGCTACTTTATCAATGATAGTTGAACAATATGGGCGTTCAATTATTGTTGTACCTAATAGAAGTCTAGTTACACAAACAGAGGAAGATTATGTCAATATTGGTCTAGATGTTGGTGTTATTTTTGGTGGTAGACATGAATATGATAAAACGCACACAATTTGTACATGGCAAAGTTTATCGTCGATTATACGAACATCAAAAAAAGATCCCTCGGCAATTAAAATAGAAGATATTCTAGAAGGGGTAGTTGCTGTTATAGTTGACGAGTGTCATCAAATGAAAGCAGATGAATTAAGAAAAATGCTACATGGGCCTATGGCTGCAATTCCAATAAGATGGGGAGTTACTGGTACTGTTCCTAAAGAGGATTATAATTTCTATGCATTAAAAACATCTATTGGGGAAGTAGTAGGAAAAGTACAAGCAGCAGATCTTCAAGAAAAAGGCATTTTGGCAAATTGTAATATAAACATTCTTCAATTGAAAGATTGGGGAGATTACAAGACATATCAATCTGAAATGTCATATCTAACTGGCGACAAGGATAGATTAGAACAAATTGCTGACATGATCAACACCATAAAAGAATCAGGAAATACTTTAGTATTAGTTAATTATGTAAAGACTGGTAAAATACTAAATGAACTAATCGACGATTCAGTGTTTCTTAGTGGAAAGGACAAAAACGAAGCCCGCAAAAAAGAATATGACTCAATTAAAAATGCACAGAACAAGACAATTATAGCAACATATGGTATTGCAGCAGTTGGAATATCTATTAATAGAATTTATAATCTAGTGCTAATAGAACCGGGTAAAAGTTTTGTTAGAGTAATCCAAAGTATTGGTAGGGGGTTGCGCGTAGCCAAGGATAAAAATCATGTAGAAATTTGGGATATTACATCAACATGCAAGTTTGCCAAACGTCATTTAGCACAACGAAAAAAATACTACAAAGAAGCAAAATATCCATTTTCTATCACCAAAATCGACAGATTATAATGGTAGAAAATATCACTAGCCCGCAAATTTGAACTAAGTATATAACAATAATAAGAGGAAACATTTTGAACATTCTGACATTAGAAAACGGCGCATATGAACTGGATGAAATCCCTAGTGAAATTGATGATTTGCGATTTTGTGTAATGGACAATAGTGATCCATCAGACTTTGATTATTTCTTTATTCCATTGATTTTCCTAGAGAGTTTTTCATGCCCTGCCATTGTTATGACAATTAGTGACAAACTTATAAAAATGCCGTATGATTGGAAGGTAGTAATTGTTGAGGAAGATGCAGGAAATTTAGAAGTAGTACCAATCGAAGATGTCAATGACAGGAATTTCAAAGCATTTAATTATAATCCATTAATTGGTGGTAGGCCAAAATACAGTCCTATTGAGGTTGTTGATATTTATCAAGATATTGAATGGCATGCTCCTAAATTAAAACAGGGACAAATTCTGGCAGTTCCATTAGAGTCTGGAGAATCTCCAGAATGTGTTTATTTCGCAAAAGAAATTACTAGGAATTGCGAAGTCATAGACTTTTCACAAGCATGGTGAGACAACAGAGGGCATTAGATATGTTGCGATTGGTATATAAATTTTACAAAGAAACAACTGACAGTGAATGGTGTGATACATTTGATATAAATGATTCCGATGGCAATGTATCTAAATTATTGCAGATTTCGGTGTATGGCGAAGGAATTGACCATGCTATGATTAAAGTCAAAGCAGGTCCGCAAGGAACGGAACTCATTAAACACTACGATGATTATTTGGTTGCAATGCAGGAAGTTGGTGATTTGCTGTCGTGGGCAGAATGCCTAAAAGAGGATTTCTTAATCTCAGGATTTACGGAGAATTTAACTGAATGAGTCAAGATCTATTTGAACAATTCTTTAAAAAGCAACCACCGGAAGAAGAAAAAATACAACAATATCTGGCAGAAGGCAGAAGCACGAGTGAAAAGAAAACACACAAGCTAGATCTTTTTAAGACACTTGCTGCAATTGATAACAAAGATAGAGATTATTATGATAATCTCACTGATGAAGAAAAGAAAGGATTCGCTCCGTTTGTTCTTGTTAGGTGGTGCTCAGCAGCGCAAACGAACAATCTACTATACGATTATTGGTTACTTGTTGCAACCAATGAACGGATGAATGTAAATCTGCTAAATTTAAATTCACAAACGACCAAACATCCAAAATTGCAATGGTTAATGGCTACTGCAACCTCACCATATGTTGGAAAATTGCGGCATGAATGGATCCCGTATAAGAAAGCAGAGAAACGAACATATGCTGAGTTTAGAAAAATCTTAATCAATATGTTCCCTCATTTGAATGATGATGAAATTGAGTTAATTATACAAAATACAACAACAAAAGACATCAAAGAGTATTTAAAATCCATGGGATATAATGACAGCGAAATCAAAAAAATCTCAAAAAAGTAAACCCACTTGTTCTTTTTGCAATAAGACATTTGTTCGTGAAAAGACGCTACTTGTGCATCAGTGCGAAAAAAAGCGCCGGTATTTACAGCGAGATGAAGTTGGTCCACGTCTTGGATTAACGGCGTTTAATATATTCTTAGAACATTCATTGAATAAGCCCCCAATTACAAAGGATGATTTTATAAACAGTTCATTCTATACAGCATTTGTTAAATTTGGGTGGTACGTTCATGAGATCAGACCGATTAATTTTGAAAAATTTGTTATTTGGTTATTAAAGAATCAAGTCAAAATAGATTGGTGGACAAAGGATCGATATTATGAAAAATTTGCTAGTGAATATATGCTAAAGGAAACACCGGCGGCGGCGTTGGAGCGGTCAATAAACGAAATGGATAAGTGGGCATATAAAAATAACACTACTGTAGATGAATTTTTCCGAAAAGCTCCCCCTGAAGAAATTTACAAACTAATTTCGAATGGCAGAATTAGCCCATGGTTGCTTTATAATTGTGATTATAGTATTGATTACTTGGCTAACCTGCCATCAACTGCAAGCAAGAGTATAATGAAATGGATTGATCCTGACAAATGGAGTAAGAAGTTTGCAGAAGCACCAGACGATGTGCAGTGGGTACGCGAAGTCTTAGATGAGACTGGGTTTAACAAGAAGAGCAATGACTAATCAGAATTTCCACCATACGCCAGTAGAAGCTGACATTGATATCGATTTCAAAGACAGAGATCGTGCAATATCAGTATTACCAGGACTGACGTATGCGACAATCGAAGTAACAGACTGCAAAGTAGTTCGGACTCATAATACCGGCGTTTATTTTACAAAAATTCCAAAAGATAACATAACCAACGCTGCAACTATTGACTACAAAGAAGCAGCCACTAGAGGTTATTTTAAACTAGATTTCCTAAATTTAGGGATCTATGAATTAATTGAATCAGAGCAGCATTTAAATGATCTAATAGAGTTAGAAGCAAATTGGACTCGATTACACACAGACAAGGAGTTCGTGTCAAAGATTATTCATATAGGGAATTATTTTGAATTATTGCAATCAATGAAGCCATCAAATATCAATGAGCTGGCAATGTTTTTGGCCGTCATTAGACCTGGAAAAGCTGATTTGAGAAATAAACCATGGGATATTGTCGAAAAAACTGTATGGGATTTAACTAATGCAACTGGATATACGTTCAAACATGCTCATGCAATTAGCTATGCAATGGCAGTTAAGGTACATATGAATTTGATAGAAGAACAAGAAGTATTACGGCTTCTTAATGAGAGTAATTGATTTGCGTTTTGTTCTTCGTTGATTTATTTCTGACAGTGATACTACTGGACCAGAAATTATTTTAACATCACGTGAATTAAATGATTTACGAGTAAACCTGAATGGATTCCACTCGCTTCTGAAGAAAATATTAATCGGTATCTTTCGATTCGATTGCCACCACCATTCGTCTCCCAATTGTAAGAATTTCTTCTGATCTTCCTTATCGTGAATCTCACCGAAATCATATATGTGAGTGAGTGTATTATTTTTATTTTGCACTATGCAGAGATAATTATTCCCGCCGTATGTCAGGTGCGTCATGAACGGATGCATCTTTAAAAACTGTTCTATTTCCTTCTTTGTCATATGGTTATGTCTTGTAGTTTATGGAACTTTTACATAAATAATCGTATGCAAGTTACTCCATTATATTTATATAAACAAATTACAGATGTTCAAATTTTCGATGGATTTCACAAGACGAGGAACAAAATAGTGTATGCAGCTGACTTAATTTTACACAAGGATGTTATGAATGTTCTACATTTTCAATTCAAAAATGCAGATCAAAAAAGAACACCAATTGGTAACAAAGAATTTATTTTTGTTGCATTAGATGATGGAATTGACCATAACCATGTTTTGTTTGAAGTTCCATTGAATATATTATCAGCAACTACTGGAGCAGCGGAAGCAATTATTCCTGAACAATTACTGTATGGTATAGAACCAGGCAGGTACGAATATGCAATAAAGTATATTGATGCAGACGGTGCAGTAAAACAAGCATATGTAAATGATAATTATGGTGCCAGAGGCGAATTGCGTATTGAATTGGCATCTGACCCAAGGTTAATTGATTCTGCAATTTTGCATTTTGATCCAGTAACTAACTTAACTGATGTTGTTGGTAATAATTCCTCATTACATACAACAAATACGATACATACAGTTGTAATCAAATTTAAAGAGGGAACACCATTTGATGGGAATGTTATTGTTCAGGCTACTCTCGATTCAATAACTGACCAATTTACGCAAGCTAATTTTATAGACATAGCGACTATACCAATTGTCGGGGGGACTACACCAATTGTCTATAATTTCCACGGTGCATATACTGGTATTAGATTTTTGCAAGGTGTAACAAATGGTGAAATATTAGAAGTTCAATACAGACATTAATTCAACAAGCAACGAGCAAATAATATGACTGATCGCGTCTCTGAATTCACGATGCGGAAATGGAAGTCTTTTCGTCCAAATTATAAGGTATCACCAAAGCAGTGGGTTCACGCAAATGCTCCATGCTGCATTCATCGTGGTGAATCGGCAGATAAAAGATCCAGAGGAGCATTTAAGCTAATAGATAATGGAATTGTCTACAATTGTTTTAATTGTAACCTAAGAACAAAATATCTTGCAGGCAAAGGACTCAGTAGGAATTTCAAGAATTTATTACGATGGATTGGTGCGAGTGATCAAGAGATAGGGCAGTTAGTTCTGGAAGATTTGCGGATAGATACCCCAGCAAAATCTCATATAGAAGATGCTCCTGTAAGTGATCTTAATTTACGCCATTATGATTTGCCGGAAGGATTCAAGACATTAATTGATTGGATTGCGGAATTAGGGGACGATGTTACTAAGCATACTAAATTAATGAATGCGATTAATTATGCAGTAAGCAGATTATCACAAGATGAAATAGAAGCATATAATATTGGATACACTTCTGTTAGAGATATTAAAACCCAAATTCATAATCGTCTTATTATTCCATATACATGGAATAATAAAATAGTAGGATATACAGCAAGAGCACTTACTGATAACATTAAGCCAAAATATTTTTCTAGGATTGATTCAGACTATCTGTTTGGTTTAGATCATGTTCCAAAAACAAGCAGATTTTTATTTGTAACAGAAGGGGTAATGGACGCTATTCCAATTAAAGGAGTTGCTGTACTAGGCAACACAATATCAAAAGTACAAGCAGATATTATTAAAAGGCAAAATAAGGTAGTTGTAGTTATTCCGGATTTTGAACAATCCGGAATGCCTTTAGTAGAATCTGCAATTGAATATGGGTGGAAGGTAGCGTTTCCACTATGGGCTACCGAAAATAGTGACGTGTCATCTGCATGCGCTAAATACGGTAGATTGTATGTTACAAAAGACATATTGTCGAACATTTATTCTGGCAAAACTAGTATTGAGTTGAAAATGAAGGAGTACATTTAATGAGTGATGATATCACCGTAGAAACACAGCAGTTGTTTTTAGAGTTGATGCTCACAGAACCTGAGTTATATACTCGCGTTCAAAATATCTATGACCCAAACAATTTTGCAAAGCCCTTAAAGAAGGCAGCATTCTTTATTAATGAATTTGCTCAAGAATATTCAGAATTGCCAGACTTTGAAATTGTTAATAGTGCCTTAGGTACAAAATTAACAAAACCCGATATAAAGGATCCATCAAAATATGAGGATTGGTTCTTAGAAGAATTTGAAAAATTTACAAAGAAAGAATCATTATCTAGAGCAATCCTTAAAGCCGCTGAAATGATCGAGCGGGGCGAGTTTAATCCAGTTGAAAACTTAGTTAAAGAAGCAGTACAGATTTCATTGACTCGGGATTTGGGTACTGATTACTTTGCGGATCCAAAGCAGCGTTTGGAAAATCTTAAAAACAACAATGGCCAAGCATCAACTGGTTGGCCATCACTTGATAGTGCGCTGTATGGTGGATTTAACAAAGGGGAATTGGAGATTTTTGCAGGTGGGTCTGGTTCTGGTAAAAGTTTGTTTATGCAAAATCTAGCAGTTAATTGGATGGAGCGTGGATTAAATGGCATCTATCTAACATTAGAATTATCAGAAGGATTGGTGTCAATGCGCTTAGATAGCATGATAACCGGAATATCTACAAAAAACATCTTTAAAGATTTAGGCAAGGTTGAGCAAACCCTCGCGGTTAAGAGAAGAAAATTAGGCAAACTTTGGGTGAAATATTTGCCCGCGCAATCTACAGTAAATGATATACGGGCATATATTAGGGAATTGAAAATCAAGACGGGTATTAAAGTTGACTTCATGATGATTGACTATTTAGATTTAATCATGCCAGTAACTGCCAAAGTGTCGCCAACAGATGTTTTCATTAAGGATAAGTATGTATCAGAGGAATTGAGAAATCTTGCTGGAGAGCTTCAGATTTTGTTTGTAACAGCATCACAGTTAAACAGAAGTTCAGTAGAGGAAGTAGATTTTGATCATAGTATGATTGCAGGTGGCTTATCAAAGATCAATACTGCTGACAATGTTATTGGTATCTATACCAATCGGTCAATGCGTGAACAAGGAAGATATCAATTACAACTAATGAAGACTAGATCATCTGCAGGTGTAGGAAAGAAAATAGATTTAGAATTTGACATTGAAACTTTACGAATTACTGATGCACAAGATGTACAAACGTATAGTAACCCTGAGCAAAACGCAAAGGACCTTGCCAAAAAAATTAGGGCAGGACAAATAAACAATACAAACACAAACAGCAGTGGACCACCTCCACCATCGTCGTCTGGCCCCACAGACATGGCAGATATTGATATGGAGACTGGCGAAATATTACAACCAAATAAGAGTGGCCCAAAATTAAATGATGCGACAAAATTAATGAAGCTATTAAAGACAATGAAAAAGCAGTAGGTTATTATTGTGTATAATAAACTCGTATTTTTACATAAATAATATATAAACACGAGGTCAAATCTTGAAAGACAGGCATTTTAGAAGTATTCTGGACGAACTTGACTCATTGTCAGTTGAGCGAGATAAAGAAAACATAATCGAATCCAGGGCCACACATGTCATAAGCAGTGCTATCAATTTAATCTCATACATATATGAGAATTATGATAGTGAAACTGCATTAGAATTAGAACGCCGGTTAGTTAATAGTATCAGGGGCAGAGATCATCGTAAATTTACGAGAAAGATCAAACAA